GTAGCCAGCCAGTTGCTTGTCCATGTGCCCGCATCATCCAGATCGAATATAAATGATGGTTTACCGGTGCTCACCTCGCAACGATAGCGCCGAGCCATCACTCAGTGTGCGGATGTAGGCCTGGCAAGCCTGCAGCGCGATCAGCCCCCGGTCGCCTTCGTCGGTGATGGCGATAATTCGTTGAGCATGCGCTGGGTCAAGTCGGGCTCGTACGGTTGCATGATCCACGCCGCCGGTGCCGGCGGTGGCTGGCACACCACAGCCTTTGGAAGCGTCGGTTGCGTCGAGGAGGACTGACAGCCGCAAATCAGAAGTGGCAAGGCGATCGCGCAGGCGATCTTGGTTCTTTTGAGCATCGGTCATTTTCTCGAAGTGGGTTTGTTCGCTGGCCGCCAGCCGCTGCTCGAGCGCCAGACGTTTGTCCTGCTCGGCCTGCTGCGCGGTGGCGGCGGCCTGGGTCAGTTGATTGAGGGTTTCGGCGTGCTGCTGGGCCTGCTGGGCCAACTGCTTCCCGTAGCGCCAATCCTGAAACTGCCAGGCGCTGCCGGCGCCGATCAGCACCAGCGCCAGCGCGCCCACCGCTTTCCACGAAACGGCAATCACGCCAGCACCTTCAGCGCCTTGGCGTACAGCGCGGCACGATCTTCTGCGCCATTCGGCACGCGCCCTCGCCGACCGGTGTTGATGATGCTGCCGATGTTTGAATTGTCGCCTGCGTCGGCCAGGTCATTCAGGCCGTTCTTTTTCCAGAACCACGCCGCCGACATTGCGGCATGCTGTGGAAGCTCAAGCTGTTCCGGGTGGTTGATCAGGTCCAGGCCCAGGGCTTCGCCACATGCGGCATAGTTCGCCCGGCCGGTCACCTGGATCAGGCCGCGTCCTCGGTACTTGAGGCCGTCGCCGGCCACGGTATTACCCAGATCCATGCGGCCTTCGTACCCGCGCTGGGCAGCGGTCGGCCCCCAGATCTCGCGCACGTACAGCAGCTGTCCGGATTCGTGGCCGATTTGCGCGATGAACGCGGCAACGCGCTTGGTGCCGACAATCTGGTAGCGCTGCATCGCCGTATTGAGGGCAGGTGCAAAAACGCCGGCTTTGGCGCCGGCGTTCGGGAGGATCTGCAGCAATTGCTGCTGAGTGATGGACATGGCTTTCTCCAGGCAAAAAAATACCCGCTCGATGGCGGGCCGGCAGTTTTCGATAATTTACTCAGGACGAACGGGGCGCGCGGCCATAGTGGGGAAATGCTCAGCACCGTCTTTCCAGTTGCTGACCTGCCCCCGGTATTTGAGCCACTGCTTGCGCGTGCCGGGCAGGAGATCCGGAGGGGTTTCGCCTATTTCGTCCTCCTCAATCGCTTCGAGTTGCCGGCCGATGCAGATCAGTTCGCCAGCGAGCCAAGTGTTTTCCCTCTCCGTATTCAGGGCCAGCTGGATAGCTTCAAGCTGCTGAGCTGTGTATTCGGGCTCCGGCGTGTTGCCCTGACTCACCCACAGAATGTACTGCTGGCGATCACTGTTTTCCGGGTCGCTGGGAATCAAGGCTTGATCGGAAATGCGGATCACATCTTCGTTGCTGGTCAGCTTGTACATCGGTCAAAACTCCGAATTGCCATAAACGAGCAACATGCCAGAAGACGTTCCGGCCGTATCCTGCTGTTGCAAGAGTTGGCATCCGTATTTGGTTGGCGTGATTGCACTGTGGTTATAGTAGTTGGAAGGGTTGGTGATCGCTGCTGTGAGCGTCGGCACGGTCCGTTTCTCGACACTCCAAAATACCGGACGACTGGTGAAGGAACGCGCCGCGCCACCTTCACTATAGAAACTGCAACTCGTTGCCTCGTAATAGCGCTTACAAAGCATGAGTTCCTCGCCGGGCAGCCTCGATTCAAACGGCACAGGTACAGCACCAGGAACAAGGCTAACGTCTTCAACAAACCCGCCAGAGAACCTGATCACCGGATTCGATCCAGCAGCAAGCGCGGCCGTCTGCCCGCCGTTGGTGATGGCCGTGCCGTTGACCGTTGCTGTCGCGTTCCCTATCCATGAAAGCGTGTGAATGCCAGCGCTGACTGATTCCACGACCTGTTCGATACCACCGGCCGGCGCGGTGACTTTAAAGCCGATGCCGCTGGTCGCGTAGACCACGCTCTGTCCCGAAACAACCACCCGCCAGCGATCCAAGGTGTACTGGTTCGCCGAGGTCGTGGCTGTTCCCGAGATATATGCCCGCTGGTTGATGGAAAAGTTGCCATTGATGACGCGGTTTTTTATCCCTCGCGCACCGAGCGCTGTCCTTGCCCCCGCTTCGGTTGTGGCGCCGGTGCCGCCCTGGCTCACACCAAGCGCGCCGGCCTGTTTATCGGCCTTCGTAGCCTGGAGTTTCCCTAGCGCGGAAAGAATGCTATCCGTCGCTACCACCGCCCCCTGGGTGACCAGATCGATCCCTGCCAGCGTGATGCCGCGCACACCGGGCGCGGACATGTATTTGTTGGTTGCGCCTTCCGGAAGTCCATCTGCATCACTCAAGTTCAGTGCTGCACGAACCCCTGCTGTTGTCGGTGTTTCACCGAGTACAGCCAAGATCCCGCCGAACTGATTGACCAGTGCTCGCAGCGCGTCGGCAGAGTCTTTGACGTATCCCTGCATCGGCGCCAGCGCGTAGATCCCTGAATTGTTGGTCACGCCTTGGTACGGAGGCGCGATCGACATCGCGGTATCGCTAGCGATGTTGGTCACTTCGTACCAACCGCCATCGGGGCCGCGGAACGCATCGCCAACTCGGCTGTTGGCGATGAAAGCGGTGCCTGTGCCAATCACGGCGTTGGAATTTTGGACGACAGAAACCGTCCCGGCTTTGTACCAGGGCATGGCAACTTCCTATAAAAAGTTAAGCGGCTTGTTTGGCGAACACCGCCGGAAGGAAAAAGGCGAACGGGTTTGAGGCCGCAACGGTGATTGCGTATAGCTTGTTGTTGGGAAAGTCCCACCAGCAGTAGAGGTTTCGAGGAATCGCGCTACCAGAAGTCATGGACATGCCAAACGTATTGAGCAGCATGAATTCGTTCTGCGGAAAATCGAACGGCACCGAGTAGTAGATCCGAGTAAGGCCCTGCGCATCCAGGTCATACGTGACGTAATTCCAATTCTGGAACGCCCGGGTGAAGCTAGCATTCGGGGTGCCAGAATCGAACAGCAGCTTCCCGGTACCATCCCACAAACGCATCCCATACTGAGCAACTTCCTGCGCCGCGAAGGCAGCGACAAAGTATCGACCGTTGGGCTGCGCTGTGCTCACGTTGTAGGCCCGAACATAGAACCCGGTCCAGTTCCCTGCCGATCCGATGAGACGCATCTGGCAAAGGCCTGCGATTGAGTTGACAGTGTCCGGACGGACGAAGACCAGCGGCGGTTCCTGCGACGTGACCGGTCTCGCAAAATAAGTCGTTGAACCGAGGCCGCCCTCCTCAGTCGGGGAGAACCTTCCCGAGGAAATCACCATCAATCGAGCGAACTCGGAATCAAGCGTGACGACATTGCTGTTGTTGGTGAATTGAACGCCATATGCCATCAGCTCCACCTCATCACGATCAGCCGCATGGTTCCGGACGATGTTGTGCTCGCCGCGTATGTGCGTGTGTGGTTGTAGACGCGGACCACACCGTCGAGCATCTCGGTTTCAAATTGCATTTGAGAAGCGCTGTAGGCTCCAGTCGGAACCACGATGGCGGTACCATTGCTGGGGCCTACACCTGGCACTGCGAAATCCTGACTTCCCTTCGACGCCCCTACCGCAAAAGTCACCAGTGTTGATAGCGCAACTCGAATCGTGAATGAGTTCTCGTCGATCTGAAGGGCGCCATCGGCGCCCCAGATCCTCATGCCATAATTACTCATGCAGCCAAGTTCCCCCATTGGTAGCGTTTTACGCCGTTCTCATCGAACACCTTGCCACCGTTGTTGTTGATGGTCTGGCGGGCGCCACCGCCAAGCGGGCTGTTCAACTCGAAGTTGCCCGCCTTGTCGATACGCCATCCTTGAACGCCAGCGATATAGTTGTCCGACTGGATGAAGAAGCCGATCTTGGCGTTTCCAATGGATGCATCAGCGATAAACGCCGAGTTCATGAACACCTGCCCACCCTGAACCGCAAACGGCACAGAGATGGCGCCGCCGGCAATCGTGTTGACGATGGCGAACCGGTCAGCACTCACCAGAAACTGGCTCTGGAGACCGGCACCCGTGTTTTCTATGCCGAGGCCGATACCCGCCGCCACGTACTTGCCGTCCTGTGTGATCTGCATCTTCACCGACCACATTGTCGAAAGCTTGCCGCTGGTGTCCGCGTAAGCGGTCGAAGTTTCCTGAATGGCGGCAGCGTTCTCGCCGACCTTCACGTTTACCTGGGTGATCGCCTGCGCGGTGGCTTCCTTATCGGTGGCCACGACCTGACGCAGATCGGTCACGTTGGCCTCGTTCTCGCCAACCTTGGCGTCGAGCGTGGTGATCTTCTGGGCGCTGGCTAGGTTCTCCGATGCCCGCACCTTATCCTCCGATGCGATCGCCGCGGTACTGCTCCAACCCTTCAAAGCATCCGCCAGCTCGCCCTCGCCGTTGTCATCACGGAAAGAAGCGCGCAGCGCCTGAAACGCCGTCGCCTGAGCTGTGACAACGCCGTCGAGTTCCGTGATTTCTGCGGTGTTGGTCGCCACCTGTTGAGCAAGCCCATTGGCGGTCTGCACGGTCTGCCCCACGTCGAGCCAATAGGCAGGGTTCGGCGGAGGCATGTCTTTCGGTACCGGGCCGGTGGCCTGGTAGATCCGTTTGCCCTGCACGACCAGGTCGTATTCCTCATAGGTCGCTTCCGGGTCGTAACCCTTCAGCCCGTCGAGCGCATCGATCTGCGCCTGCAGACCTGGAATCTTGTCGATTTCGTCGAGGATGTCCTTGCCCAATTCGGTGCGGCCGATTTCGCCGGCGATCATTTCCAGAATCGCCGCCGCGTCAGAACTCGACTGCCCTTGAACACCCATACCGATCGGGTACCACGGCCCGATGTTGCCGATCTTGTCGACGATGCGACCCCAGAAATAGAAGGTCACACCGGCGCGCAGGCCGAGCATGGAGAAGTCACTCTGCGGGTAAGCCAAGTCGGTCAGCTTGGTGGCCATATCGAGCTGGGTTGTCTGGCTGTACCAGATTTCAGTCCGCTGGCTGTCTTCGGCGCCCGCCGGGAAACCCCACTTCAAGTAAATCCCGAACAGCAGCGGCGTGGCCGTCAGGTAGCTGAGCGCCGGCGGAAGACCTTCCTTCCCTTTCAGATTGGTCAGGATCGAGTTGCGCCATTGAGACGAAATGTCGAACGCACTCACCGCGCGGACCCGCGCCACGTAAGCACCGGCGTAGATGCCGACCACGTCAACGTTGGTCATGCCGGTGCGCTGCAGTTTGATCCAGTTGCCGCTGTCCTTGCGCCACTCCACGTCGTAGCCGACAGCGCCATCCACGGCGGGCCAACTAATGGTCATGGTGGCCACGGCCAGACCCTGCACAACCGATGAAGTCGACGACAGCGAAACGCTCGCCGGCGCCGGAACTACGGTGATTGGGATCACGCTGATCGGCCGTTCTTCCAGGCGTGCACCGGTGTCGATATAGGCGAACTTGCTCGGCTCGAACTGCAGCGCACTGATCTCGAAATCGCCTTCGGTGGTGCGCTTGGTGCGCAGCACGCGATACAGCGGGATCGCCAGATCATCGGCGTCGAGCGCCCATTGCAGTTGCGCGACTGGTGGCTCGCTGTAAGCGACAGTCACCGTTACCGCGCGGCCGTTGACGCTCTGCACGGTGCGCCCTTCGGCGCGGCCGCCTGGCAGGTTGAGGATCAACCGATCACCGGCCTTGGCCTGGGTATCGCGATCTAGCGTCACCACGCGGCCGGCAGCCGCCGAGATGCGTCCGCCGACCTCCCGGCCCGCCAGCAGCGAGTCAGCCACCGGGATGATGTGGCCCGGCAGCGGAATCACGCCCTCCATGCCGGTCTTGAACGACACGGTGCGGTCTTGGTTGTTGCTCAAGATCGCCCACTTGCCGCGGCGCTGGGCCTCGGAGGCTCGGGTGCAGCCAATGGCGCTCAGCTCGGTTGGCCGGTCGCCGTAGCGGCGCTGCAGATCCAGATCCGCGAACGGAATGACGTCGGTGTCGTAGTTGTTCGCCGGGTTGTCGTAGCTGACCAGTGCCCGGGTGTACCGGGTTTTCGCCGAGGCACTGCCGTAGGAGAATTTGCCGTCGATCACGTTGGCCCGGGTGAAGACGTAGTCGAAGTCCTGCGCGCGCGGCATGTCCGCCTGCATCACCAACTGGCCCTGTGCCCAGTAGGTCATTCCCCGGTAGATCGCCGAGATGTCGCGAAGCAGCGACCAGGCGTCAGCCTTGCCCTGCAGATTCATGTCGCAGAGAAAGCGCGGTTCCTGGCCGCCCAGTCCGTTCGGCACCAGCTGGTCGCAGTATTGAGCGATGCGGTACAGCTCCCACTTGTCGACCATGAACGGCTTGATGCGCTTGCCTAGGCCGAAGCGGTCTTCGGTGCAGACGCCGTAGGTGATCCACGCCGGGTTATTGGTCCAGGCCGATTTCATCGAGCCGTCCCACGTCCCGGTGTAGGTGCGCTGAATCGGATCGTAGTTGCTCGGCACCATCCAGCGCCGGGCCTTGCACTTCACGGTCACCGCCGGGATGTTGGTGAACTGCTCGGCGTCGAACTCGATGTAGAGCAGCGCGGTGTTCGGGTAGCGCAGCTTGGCGTCGATCACTTCGGTGTAGCCGGCCACCAGCATGGTGTCGGCAACCTTGTTGCTGTTCTGGTTCGGCGTCAGGCGGCGCACGCGGATCTGCCAGCCCGTAGTTGCAGCCGGCAAATCGATGCGGCGCGATCGCTCGTAGCGCGTGGTGGTCTTGCCGTCGACAGCGTCCACTAGAACCTGCTGATAGGCGCCGCCGTCGGTGGCCACGTCGATCGCATATTCGATGCGGTAGCCGCCGACATTGCCCTGGTCATCGGAGCGTTGCAGCGCTGGCCAGGCCAAGCGCATGCGCACGGCCGAAAGCTGGGTGTTGGTGATCGAGCGTACCCACGGCGAATCGCTGCGCAGTTCGATGTTCAGCGACGTCTCGTTCTCAACAGACGGAATGCCCGGGATGTAGGTCTGATCCACCGAGCCCGGCCGCCAGTCCCACTTCACGTTCGGGAAGTTGTAGTTGCCGCTGGCATCGCGGATCGGCGTGTTGTCCAGGTAGATGTCGTAATCGGTCGGGACGCTGTCGAATTCACCCTCGCCCACGGCAATCAGCAGCTTGGCCAGGTTGGTCGAGCGCAGGCTGTCGCTGGCTTCGACCGGCGATTTCGGCTTGCTGCTGCCGCCCTTCTCGCCGGAAATCTCAATCTGTTCCGCTGCGCCCATGCTTTCCTCCAGGCGTAAAAAAACCCGCTCATGGCGGGTATCCGGTTATGTTGCCCAGCGCTACGCAGCGTCGAGTCCGAGGGTGAGCTGTAGCTGATCTCGCCAGTATTCAACTTGGTGAACTAGCCCCGGCTTTTTCCATCTGAACCTTGCGAGTTCTTTTCCACTAAGACTGGCTACCGCTTGTGCTTCCCCCAGAATCTTGCATGCCCGATCAAACTGTTGCTTTTCATCCAGCTCACCGCGCAACAGAGCATCTATATGAAGGTCACACCAAACGGCGAATTTCAAATCAAGCCAGCGTGCGAACGAGACCGCCAATTTCGGATGAAGCCAAGTACCGCTCTGATATCGACCGCGACGTGTTTCTAAAAGTGATCCAGGATCACAATTAAGCGCGTCGGCCAAGGCATTCAGGTACTGCTTGGTCTCATCCTGCTTGAGCCAATCGATTGGTCGCTTTCCGTAGCGCTTCGCAACATCCGTCGCGTTGATCCAGCCCTCGCTATTAAAGCGAACAGCCTGGCCTTCGTAATGAAATGGGATGACGTTGTTCATGGTGAGCTCCTTCCGCCTGGGAAAGTTGTGCAAGCAGGGGCGTAGGCGGAGCGAAACCGACCCTTTTCGGTAGCGAACCTAGCCTGCACGGGTATCCCCTTAGGGATTCTTGGGCACAAAAAAGCCCCGGTGCGCAGAAGCGCTTCCGAGGCTTAT